AAGAAGCTGGCTATCAAGGCCACTCCGAAGCACCCCGTTGCCTTCGATATGCGAGGCAACCAGAAGCAATTCACTCTCGACTGTGAGCGTTTCGAGGACTCGGTTCTCGAAGGCGAAATCGTTCACAACAACGATGCGGTTCTGCGTCAGCACATTCTGAATGCACACCGCAGGCCGAATAACCACGGCGTCGCGATTAGCAAGGCAAGCAAGGACAGCTCTCGAAAGATTGACGCTGCTGTCTGTGCGGTTCTCGCTTTCGGTGCTCGCCAAGAACTCCTGATGAGCAAGAAGAACCGTTCCAAGAAGGTGGTGATTTTCAAGTGACGAGCGTGCAGGAGCACGTGAAGGAGCTGTCTCAGTCTCTTTCGTCGGTTCAGCACGATCTCAAGGAGGATTCGTCCTACTACGAGTCCGAGCACCGCCTTCAGGCGATCGGTGTTTCCACTCCTCCGGAGTTGCGTGCACTTCTCGCACAGGTCGGTTGGCCTCGGACGTACCTGGACAGCCTTGAAGAGCGTCTGGACGTTGAGGGCTTCCGAATGGGCGGCTCCTCTGAAGCCGACACCCGGCTGTGGGACTGGTGGCAGGCCAACTTCATGGACATCGAGTCCGGCCTTGGCCACATCGAAGCGTTTGTTCATGGCCGTGCATTCGTCACGGTCGCTGCGCCCGACGAGGACCAGGACCCGGATACCCCGGTGTTCCGAGTTGAGTCCCCGAAGACGATGTGGGCCGACATTGACCCGCGTACACAGCGGGTTACTCGGGCACTGCGCCTCTACCAGTCCCCGTACTCGGTTGACGCGGATGGAGCGACCCTGTTCCTCCCGGACCGAACGGTGATCCTGGAGAAGTCCACCCGAGGAAACAACGTCTGGGCGGTTCGCGAGACCATCGATCACAATCTGGGCATTGTCCCGGTCGTGCCGCTGGTTAACCGCGCTCGACTGAGTGAGCGTACTGGCCGGTCTGAGATCGTTCCGGAGCTGCGATCGGTTACCGACGCTGCTGCCCGAATCATGATGAACATGCAGGCCACTGCCGAATTGATGGCAGTCCCTCAGCGCCTTCTGTTCGGCGTTGCTCAGGAAGCCCTTCAGGCGAATCCCGAGGACCCCGGTTCGGTCATCGAAGCGTACCTGGCGCGAATCATCGCGGTTGAGGACGCAGATGCTCACGCGATGCAGTTTACGGCTGCCGAATTGATGAACTTCGTCAACGTCCTTCAGGAATTGGCGAAGCAGGCTGCCGTGTACACAGGTTTGCCTCCGCAGTACCTCTCGTTCAGTTCCGAAAACCCGGCTTCGGCTGAGGCTATCCGGAGTTCTGAATCCCGCCTCGTCAAGAAGGCGGAGCGAAAGGCGCGGATGTTCGGTGGCGCATGGGAACAGGTCATGCGGCTTGGAATGCTCGTCATGGATAACGAGATCCCCAAGGAAGCGTTCCGGATGGAAACGCTGTGGCGTGACCCGAGCACTCCGACGTTTGCGGCGAAGGCCGACGCGGTGAGCAAGCTCTACAACTCCGGTAGCGGAATCATCCCGCTGGAGCGGGCTCGAATCGACATGGGCTACTCCGACACCGAACGACGGGAGATGAGGAAGTGGGACCTGGAGTCCCCGACCACTCAGCTCAACGCCCTGATGGGTCTCGGAAACAACGTAATCCCGTTCCCGCAGCAGGGAGATGACGAGTCAGAGGAAGCGTAATGGACATCACGGAGTACAACGAGAGGCAGCGCAGCCTTACGGAAGCGATTGCAGCGTATGTGCTCCGGCTCCTTTGGCCTTTTAGGCGACCCAAGCTGACGCAGGCGGACTGGAACTCCATTCTCCGAGGGCTCTACCCCGAGGTTGAATACCAGCGAGGCCAGTCCGCCAGGCTTGGCCGACAGTTCTACGACTCCCAGCGAGACAGGTACGCCAAGGCGACTGCTCGATGGGACTTGGACTTGGCGTCCTACCGGTTCGAGTGGTTCCAGGAAGCAATGGAGCCAGCGAAGAAGGGGATGCTCAAGGACGACTCCACTGAAGCGGACCTCGCGAACGTCATCCAGCGAGTTACCAAAGAGGTGGAGAACGGAGGCCGGAGGACGATCCTCCGACCGATTCAGGATGAAGAGAAGCGTGACCCCGTGGTTAAGGGCTGGGCTCGGGTAGCTACAGGCCGGGAAACCTGCGGGTTCTGCATGATGCTGGTCTCGCGTGGCCCCGTCTATTTCAGCGCAGAAGATGCCGGTCTGGATCTAGATGATACTTCCGCACTTGAGCTGATTGACGAAGGCAACGACGAAGCAATGGCGGAAGCCATGAAGAGATGGCACCCCGGATGCGATTGCAAGGTAGTCCCAGTTTTCGATCGTAAGAACTGGGCAGGCCGGGATGCTTATTTGAGAGCCGAGAAGTTGTGGATCGAAGCAACTCGCGGCTACAAGGGCAGGGACGCACTGAATGCGCTTCGCCGAGCCCTCGCAAGCGGTGAACTGAATCCGCAGGATTTCTCAATCGCCGCGTAGCTGATTCCAATCTTGAGCCGCCCTGGTGGCGGCTTTTCTAATGCCCTGGAGGCTTGCTATGTCCGATGAAGCTGTGAACGAAACCGCTCAGGTCGAAGGTACAGAGACGGAATCCCCTTCGGATTCCCTTCCTGAGTGGGCTCGGGAGAAGCTGACCAAGGCCAACAACGAGGCGGCCAAGTACCGCACGAAGGCCAAGGAGGCTGCGCAGCAGGCGCAGTACGAGGCGGAGGAGAAGTTCTCTGCCCAGATCGCTGCGCTGACGGACGAAAGGGCGACTGCTGTCGCCGAGCTGGAGAACGCGCGGCTTGAGGTCACCAAGCTCAAGGCCGCTCTTTCGGTGGGGATTCCGGGTGAGTCCGCATCCGAGTTTGCCGATCTGCTCAAGGGCTCGAATGAGGAGGAAATCCTCGCCCATGCAGAAAAGGTGAAGGAGCTTTTCGGAGCTTCTGCAAAGCCTGCTCGTGCAACTGACCCGACTCAGGGACTCGACGGTGGCCACGCTACCGACCTGAGTGCGGGCGCGATGCTGGCGAATTTCATCCGTGGAAACAACTGAGAAAGTAGGACATTAGAAAATGGCTACTCTGGCTTCTCTTCCCGCCGAGGGGCTTCCCCGCGAGCTGGTTGCGATGATTAACAAGGCCGCTCAGGACCAGAGCGCGGTTGCGCGCCTGGCGGGCGAGCCGATCCCGATGGGTTATGGCGAGACCTCGTTCCTGTCGAGCACCACTGAGCCCGAGGTTCAGCCGGTTGCTGAGGCTGGCGTTAAGCCGCTGAGCGACCTGGGCTACGGCGTGCGGTCGATCACCCCGCAGAAGTTCGCGACTGTCGTCGTGGTTTCTGAGGAGTTCGCGAACGCCAACATCGAGGGTGTTTACGACCGGATCGTTTCGCAGCTCTCCGCTGCGGCTGCCCGTGGTCTTGACCTGGCGATCCTGCACGGCCGTAACGCGGCTGACGGCACCACGATTTCGGGTGTCGCCACCAACGGTGGCTACGTGAACCAGACGACCAACGAGGTTGTTCTGGGCACCGGCGCTGACACCACTGCCGACCTGCTCGCCGGTTACGCTGCGGTCTCCGAGGACGGCTTCGACTTCACGTCGTTCGCCTTCGACCCGCGCTTCCGCCCGGTCCTGATCCAGGCCCGTGACGCGAACGGTAACCCGACCTACCAGTCCAGCCTGGACCTGCGTTCCGACATGGGCACGCTGCTGGGCCTGCCGGTGGTCTACAACCGGACCGTCTCTGGCCGTTCCCGTGCCGCTGCCGTTACCGAGACCAACGTCCGGGGCTTCGGTGGCGACTGGAACCAGCTCCGCTACGGCTTCGCTGACCGCATCCGGATCAAGACCTCGACCGAGGCCACCATTGGTGGCGTCTCGATGTTCCAGACCAACCAGATCGCGCTGCTGGTCGAGTTCACCGTGGGCTGGGTTGTCAACGACCCGAACGCCTTCGTGCGCTACGTGAACGTCGCCACTGCTCCGTGATCGCTTGACTAGGGACTGATTCTGATGAAG